TGTCTATGGTTTCTTCCATCTCGTGAATCTGCTGAGGTGATGCAAAGAAGTTTATGACTGGTGCATTGTTCTTGTCTTGATTGCCTTCTGGAATCTTATCCATTGGTTTACCATATCTATATTGAAATAGTAAGTTCATATGTGCAAAAGAATCTTTAGCCTTCTCTGCCAATGTCTCCCAAGCTTCTGCTTCTGAGCCAAAGACTTTCTTCATAGCTTTTAAAGCATAGGTTCCTATCTGATCCTTCTTGGCTTGGTTTAATCTTGCTGGAGTCATATTAGCTTTCTGTACTTGAACAGCTTTTATCCCTTGCTTATTCTTTCCATTACCTTTCCTACCATCTGTAGGCTTAATGTTGTTTGAATGTTTAGTTGCTTTTGGCATCTTTATTTTTGTTATATATTGTTTGGTATAAGTTCCATATCTCTTGGTATAAGTCAGCTTCCTTAAGGAGCTGACCTATCTCATAATGCTTGTGGCCTACATCTATGTGAATGTTGAAACCATCTTTAACAACTACTGGGTATATTCTGTAGCTATTCTTAAAGCACCATTGCTGGGCTTCGTAGTTCATTCTATCTATTTTGTAGTTGGCCTTTTTTCTTTTAGCCATTAAAGATAAACTTACAATTCTCAGCTACTGCTTTTACTACATCTACAGTAACCGCATTACCACACATCTTATATCTTTGAGAGTCTGATATCTCACCTTCATTACCAAACTTAGTCCAATTATCTGGAAAGCCTTGTAGCCTTTCACATTCTATTGGAGTAAGCCTCCTTATTTTATTATCGTATTTATCTTCTATTACATAATTATCTTTACTTACAGATGTTATTGTGTTAGTATGATTTTCTTTTTGTATTTCCAATGATTGACCATTATGTCTTCCTCTTTGAGCTGCAATAACAGCTTGATTGCAATGAGTGTCCAATGTCTGAGCAACTCCTTTGCCAACTCTACCCCTCCTGGTTTTACTTGTAGGTACAGCTAAGTTTACTGAGTCTCCTTCTGTTGCTAATTCATAACCTCTTTTAGTTGCTGAATTAACTCTTATTTCTTGTGCATTGAGTTTACGTTCAGCAATGTAACTTCCGTTTCCTCCTGCCTCATATCTTGTTGTGAGTGTACAGGTATTTGCTTGTTGTCTTTGTAACTCATTAGCCTGCTTGTTATCTTCTCCGATAGGAAATACTTGTCCTCCACTTCTGTCTCCAAGATATCCGACAAGGTAGATTCTCTCTCTGTTTTGGGGTAGAAACCACTTTGTATTAAGCAATTGCCATTCAAGTCTATAACCCCCAATGTTGGCAAAGGCTTGGATAATTGCCCAAAAGTCTTCGCCATTGTTTGAGGAGAATGTTCCTTTAACATTTTCCCAGACAAAAAGACTTGGTCTGCACTCGCTGATGAGTCGTATTGCTTCGGTAATAAGGGAGCTTCTATCTCCTCCCATCCCTTTACGTTTTCCAGCAAGGCTAAAGTCTTGGCAAGGGCTTCCGAAAGTGATAACATCAATTTTTGGGAGTTCTCCTCCACGAACATCTGTAACTGATCCGACATATTTTGCATCTTTAAAATTATTACTATACACATCTATTGCGTACTTATCTACTTCAGAGAAATAAGATTGAACTTCATATCCTGCTTTCTCAAATCCTAAATGGAATCCTCCGATTCCACTAAAGAGGTCTAATTGATTAATTTTTATCATACTATTGTAGTATTCATCATCCTAACCATTGCTGTAACTCTTTCCATAAACAAAGGTAATTGGTCTTCTGGTATTTCAGAGACAAGCTTCACTATATCGCTACGCTTGTCCTCGCCATTATGCTTCATCAAGTCTATCTCTAAGTTAAGCCTTTTAACCTCAGCATCCTTTTGTTTTATTTGATTGTCCATATTATTAATCCTTTCTACTATAGCACTAAGTTCTTCTGGAGCAGGAATGTCATTATCATTATTAAACAACTCTACTGGGTATCTTAACTTAAAGTTAGTATACAGCTCATAAAGTTCTGGATAGTACTTCTTCATCTCCAAGTTAAACTTCTTTATTCCGTGCAATACAGTAGCGTGGTCTTTACCAATTTCCGATCCTATCTTATCTAAAGAACATAGTGTGTACTCTTTAGCAAGCTTATAGTATATAGCTCTTGCCAAAAAGTATTCTCTCTTTCTTGTGTTTCTTCCAAGGTTAAGCCCTGTCTTCTTCTGTAGTGTATCAATTATAAAATCTAATTTAATCTCCATCTTGTTCAAAATCTATTTGGATAAAGTCTCCCTTATCATTGTTTTCTTTAATTGTGTAATAGTCCTTAACAAACTTATAAGTATTCAATGCTCGGCTGATGCCAGCACATTGCTCGTACATCTCTTTCCTTTCGTACTCCTTGAGCAAATCATATAAGTCTTGTTGTGTTACTTCGTGAGCTAAATCATACATAGCCATATGATAGAACTCATCTATTAATTCTTTGTTTAACATCTAAATATTTTTGATAGTAAACTTTAGTTTGTTTATATTCATAACCCTTGTATATTCCGCCATTCCACATTCTAACCATCTCCTCTTCAGTAGGGAATCTACAATGCTTCTTAAGGAATACTTCTTTACCATAACAAAGATACAACATAAATACCTCTTCAGAAGCCTCCTCATAGAACATATCCTTGTGTCGGTAATCAGTACCATAAATACGATTAACATCGCTTAGAACGCTTCTCTGTATCTGTAGGATGCCGTATGACCTTCCATTGTCTCCTATGGAGTCAGTATCATTGTTTGTTTCCACCACCTTTAGTATAGACATAATGGAGGCCAAACTGCCTAAAATCATCAATATAGCTTTCATATAAATTTAATTCTCTTATCACTCTATTCCAATAACACTCTTCGTTATAATCCTTAGCCCATTTTAATCCTTCCAAGGCTAAAGCCATTGCTTTACCATATGACTTGTGTATCTTAAGCAAATCTATAGCACAATGCCTTGCATACATCTTATAGCCTTTTTTATAATACATCTTTAAGTACATAATTGCGTACAGAATCTAATGGGTCTGTATCTATATAGAAGTGCTTATAGATATTCATAGCTTGTCTTACTTTCTCTCTTCCTCTCTCTATAAAGTCTCCACTACATTCAAATATACCTATGTCTTTAGTATCCTTGTCAACTACTAAGAATATAAACTCATCAGCATCAAACAAAGATAAGTATAGAGCAGCTTGAAGATCGTAGGAGAAGTTCTTTGCACTCCACTTAAAATTAGGTACTCCCTTACTTGTGCTTTTTAAATCAATAATTGTCTTTCCTTTCATAGCATCTGCTTTACCTCTGAATGGTAAACCGTTTAGCATCTTGATTGCTGGTGCTTCAAAGGTACATCCATCTAATAAGTTGTAAGCTTCATTACAATTCTTAACAGCCTTGGCTATCCAATGTGCTGAGTCCATCTCTGACTTAGTGTACACAGTCTCTGGGCCGTGTTCAGCAGTAGCTTCCTTAAAAGCCTTTATAGCTTTGGTTCCATCTATAACAACTAACTCTTCTAACCTGTGTGGCTCCAACACCGCAAGGTGTACAAGCCTACCATCTCTCAATGGCTGAGAATTGCTGGAGCTGTACAAGCTCTTTTGATAAGCCTTTGGGCTATCTATTAGCTTCTTCGCAGCAGAACTGCTCAAAGCGTTCTTTCCTAAATGACCATAGTAAAAACTATCATCATACATTTTCTTTAGTATCGCTTCTTCTTCCCAAAGCTCTCCGTTTAATAACTTTATCATCTGTAATATGTTTCTAAGATTTCTTCTTCTAATTGTTTTGTTGTCTCTTGATTCAACATAAAGTCTACACAAGCATCGCCTAAATAAATGCCAGAGATATTAAATCTCTCTTTCTCATAAGGCTCAAAGTAGCTTTCCTTCTCTTCTGGTTCATAGATACCGCACACAGTAAACACAAGCCCTTCCCAAGTGATATCATACTCTTTCATTGCTGTGCTGTTTAATAGTTTCTACACATCTGTCAATCCAGTTTGAAACAAAGATTTGTTCCGTGTCTCTGAGGTGATATGATATCATCTCTAAGTCTTCAATTGCTTTTTCCATTGTTATTTGTTTAAATGTTATACGCAAATATAAACATTATTTGTTAATAAACAAGTATGAATATAAAAAAAAGAGGGACTATCTGTCCCTCCATTTAGTGTAGCATACTGCAAGCCTTTGGTCTTGTCTTGGGTATTCCTTATTCATAGTAGGATCTCCCATACATCTATTCATAAAGTCTTGCTGCTTCTCTGTTGGTTTTGGTTTAGGTAGTGGCATATTTATCTATCTTTATAATTATAATTGTAAGGACTTACTACTCCTTCTTTTGCATCCTGTGCTTCTTTGTTTCTAAGTTCCCTAACAAAAGCTATCTCTCTTTCTATATAATCCTTAGCTTTGTATAGGTCTTGTAACTCGTCATCTTTCTTACCAGCCCTGGCAATATACTTAACGACATTGCCTCTGTTAAAGTTTAGTTTGTAGTGCTGACAGAAGTCTATTACATCATAATCTCCTGTGGCCTCGTAATGGATTGCGTTTCCTCTCATATGTGGTGCGTTTTAATCTATCTTTAAAAACTCTGCTTCTGCGTGTTCTTTGAACCAATCTTTGTTCTCTTGGTATTTATCTACCACAGAGTTAATCATTATAAGCTCATCTATAGATGAGCCTTTAATCTTATCTATAAGTTCTTCTATCTTGTTTAAGATGTTAGTCACCATCTGCGGATCAGTATCATAAACTGTGTTGAACTCTTCTCTAACAACCTCCTCCAACATCTGATTCAGCTTGTTGATTTGTTGCTTTACATTCTGCTTGTATTGCTTAGTCAATCGGAGGCCTTCATTGGCCTCCAATAATAACTGAGATAGCAATACTGTCTTCAAATAATTTAATTGCATATCATTCATAGTACATTTATTTTCATTGC